GTAGTTTTTGTTGTATTCTTTTCTTTCTTCTTTCGTCATATTTACAGATATACCAACAATTATTTTTTTATCAAAAAAAGCGGCTCTTTTCCTATCTTTTTTTAGAAAAAGAGCACTATGAATATCAACGAGAAAAAGGAGAAACTTATCAATCTCCGTGAAGAGCTCCAAAGTATCATATCTGCCGGTGAAAAGGAAGTTCGTGAGTTGAGCGAGGACGAAAACAGCAGAATGGCTGAAATCCGCTCCGAAATCGACACACTCGAAGCCGAGATTGAAACCGAAGAGAAAGAAAACAGACAACTAAACAAACAAAAAACTAATAACAAAATGGAAAGAACAAACGAAATCCGCCTGTTTGACCTTGTAAAGGCGGTTGCAAACGGTCAGGTTTCCGACGAGCAGCGTCAGTATATCGACGGGAACAAAATTATGTATGAGCGTGCCCTTATCAACGCTGGCACCGCTACCGAAGGACAGGAAAATGTGAGCGAAGAGAAACGTCCTTTGGAGATGGCTATCAGAAACGCTTCCGTGCTTAACCGCATTGGGGCTTCCTGGCTCGGAAATTGTGTAGGCGACGTGTCCATTCCGAAGTATTCAGGAAGTGAAGTTTCGTGGAAGGGAGAAAATGCTACCGCTGACAACGGCGAGGGCGAGTTCTCCGAGGTTGTTCTTCAGCCGAAGCGTCTGACGGGTGTGGTTCGCATTTCCAAGACGTTCTTGGATCAGGATGCCAACAGTGCAGAAGCCCTTTTGATTAAGGACCTTGCCGAGGCGGTTGCCGAGAAGCTCGATATGACGGTGTTCGGTACCAGCGGAGCCACCACTACCCAGCCTGCGGGTCTTTTCGCAGACACTGGTTACACTACTACTGGCGGTTCTATCTCTGACCTCGCTTATGACAATGTTCTCGACCTCGAGCTCAAAGTCGAAGAGAAGAACGGCACCAACTTCATTTTCATTGCTGCTCCGCAGTGCAAATATGCTTTGAAAGGAAGCCAGATGGCAAGCGGTCTCCAAATGGTATGGAGCGGAAACGAAATCGACGGCTACAAGGCGGTTGTTTCCAACAGCGTCGCCAAGGGCGGTCTTATCGCTCTCGATCCAAGAGACCTTCAGGTTTGCGTTTGGAGAAATACCGAGATTATCGTTGATCCTTATACCCTTGCCGCTGACAACGCTATCCGTTTGATCGTGAACCTCAACGTCGACGTTAAGCTCAAGGGCGACAGAATTGCTGCTGCTATCTTCGAGTAATCATTGGAGGAAAAGATATGTATATCCCTCTTGATCTAGCAAAGAAACACCTCAACCTTGAGGAAGATTACCACGACGATGACGAGTATATTCTTTTACTCATCGACGCAGCGGAGCAGTCAGTGAGGGTGCATGTCAACGAAGACCTCGAAAGTATTGCGGAAAAGAGCGGCGACGGCTGCTTGCCAACGCCGCTCATAAACGCAATGCTGTTGATGATTGGAAACCTTTACCAAAACCGAGAGATAGTCGGGACGAAGACGGTCGCACTTCCATTCTCCTACCGCTACCTGATTGATTTGTACAGAAACTACAACAACTAATATGATATTCGCAGGACGACTAACCGAAAAACTCCAAATCTACAAAGTAGAAGAGGTACAGGGCAGGACGGGCTACAAGGCACCTTCCGAGACGTTCGTTTGCGAGTTGCTTGCGGGAAGGGAGAAGAACAAGGAAGATTTTGTGGTGGACGCAAACGAGTTGTACCACGACGTTCTTCTGACGTTCAGGTTAAGGAACCGAAAGGAACTGACTGAAACTTCGATTATCGGCTACAACGGAGACAAGTACAGGGTTATCTCAATCGACCGCTATCCGAGAGAAAACGAACAAGTGATTAAAATCAGCAAGATAAATGAGTAAATGTGCTAACGGCGCCTACCTGAAATGGTGGGTTGGAATTGACATAAGGGAGTTGCTTCTGGCGGACGAAAATCTGTCGGAACTGACGGGCGGTGACGTTTATCCGCTTGTCGCACCCGAGAACACCGAAGGTATGTTTATCGTTTACCGAAGGATCAAATACAACAGGGAATACACAAAAATGGGGCTTATGGAAGACATTGCGAGAGTTGAAGTAATCGCAGTCGCCGAGCACTATGAAGAGAGCGTCGCACTTGCCGCCCTGATAGACAATATCCTAACAGGGACGCACAGCAACGACGAAGGATACACCCTGACGTTCGAACTCCACGACAGCGAAGAGACATTCGACGACAACAAATACATGCAAACCCTCATATTCAACGTCAAATAACAACTAATAAAAAACAAAAAAAACAGATAATATTATGGCTTGGAATGTTTCAAATGACCTTGTAAAAGGCGATTCCCTACTCCTTTATCTTGTGAGCGGGGACACAGTAACTACCGGTGCTTCAAAGGTGCTTGCCTATGCAACCAGCTGCTCTGTTCAGATTGATTCAGAGTCCATCGACACGAGCTCGAAATTTTCCTGCAAGTGGAATTCCAATATGGGCGGTAGGGCTTCCTACACGATTTCTGCGGACGCTCTCTACTGTCAGGCTGGTTCTGCTGAAGCGAATGACGCAGTTTCCTTCGACGTCCTTATGGAACTCATGGTTGCAGGTAATCCTGTGAACTGGGTTATCGGGCAGGAAGCGGCTTCCAGCGGCGAGTGCAAGGATAATCCGCACACCCTCGACACCTCGAAACCTTACTACTATGGCTCTGCCGCTATCACCTCCCTCTCTTTGGAGGCGGGCAACAACGAGATCGCGACTTGCTCAATCTCTATGAGCGGTAACGGTCCTATCGAGAAAGCTAACTAGTAGGGAATGATACACCTGTTGCATAGGATTTACTATCTTGCTCTTGAAGCCATCTAAAGCCAAAGTCCCG